ATGCTGGTGGTGGTGCTGGAGCAGCAAATACAAGTCAACCTGGACCAGGTTCAAACGCAACAGGTGGTCAAGGTGGTGGAGGTCATTCGTATTCTAACTTTAGTCCTCCAGGTGGTGGTGATGGTAGCGCCAATAAAGGTGGTGGTGGTGGTGGATCACCAGCAACTCCTTCAACTCCGTCTTATGATGGTGGAGCAGGTGGTAAAGGTATTGTGATTGTAAGAATCTAGTATCTAACTAAATATTATATTATGATTGAAGGTGTTTATATATTTGACAATATTATTGACAAGAAAGCTCAAGTACATATCCAAGATATTATATTCAATAAAATTAGATGGCAGTTTATACCAGATGTCACTAAACCTGATAATAAACAACAAAGACCTGGTTTCAATTATCGTTTCATAACTAACGCAGAAAATGTATATGAATGGCATACTGATATGTGTGTTATTATAGATGCTGCTTGTGGAAAGATAAACTTTAAAAGAAAAGAATGTTTACAAGGTCGTTCATTTTTACAACTCCCATTAAATCTAAAAGATAAAAGATTAGACACACCTCATGTGGATGCTGACATAGATCATTTAGTTGTTTTGTATTATGTAAATGATAGTGATGGTGATACCGTAATCTATGAAAACAAATTTGAAGGTTATGATAAAGTTCCAAAATTTAGTGAATTAAAAGAAAAACAAAGAGTTACACCAAAAGCAGGAAGAGTAGTTATCTTCAATGGTAAACATTGGCATACAAGTTGCCAACCAAAACACAATGTAAGGTGTGTTATAAATTATAATGTAATATGAATCAAAAAATAGAGTTATGGTTTCCTACACCAATATATTATGTAGATAATTTACTTGGTAATGATTTAAAAAAGTACCAAGATTTATTTGTCAATCGTAAATATGACACATATAGAAACGACTATATGAATGTGGAAACCTCACATAGTAGAACGGATCCAAACATACATCATTTAGATGAATTCAAACCTGTCATAGATAAGATTACAATGCATGTCCATACTTTTGCTAACAAGTTAGGTTATAAAGGTAAAAGAGAAATAGATACAAGTTGGACAAATAAAAGCTATAAAGATGATTACCTATATCCTCATGTACATGGTAATTGTTTAATTAGTGGTGCGTATTATATAAAAAGTTCTGAAGAAGATAAAATTACTTTTATGAAAAATATGTACGATATGAAAGCTATACCTGAGGAAGAAAATGAATTAAATTTTAGAAACATAGAGTATCCTTGTAAAACAGATAGATTAATTTTATTTTTTAGTGACACGTTACACATGACCTACAGACAAAAGAGTGATTTCAAAATGGCATTATCATTTAACTATAAATAGTATTATGAGTAAATTAGAAGAAAAGGTAAATGAAATATTAGGCATTGATAAACCAGAGCCTAGTAAACAAGTTGTCAAACAAGAAATCAAGCCACCAGTTCCTCGTATGGAAGATGCTAAAAAAGCAGATGTGGACAATGACTATAAGTATAGCAGAGAAAATTATTATAATTTAATAGAAAGAGGACAAGAAGCAATTGAGGGTATATTAGATATTGCGAGAGAAGGACAACACCCTAGAGCCTATGAAGTCGCTGGTCAATTAATTGGACAAGTAGGTCAAACAGTAGATAAACTACAAGACTTACAAAAGAAACTAAAAGATTTAAAAGAGTTGCCTAAAACAGCTAATGCAAATATTAAAAACGCATTATTCGTAGGGTCAACAGCAGAATTACAAAAAATGTTAAATAAGAAATCTGTTGAAACAAATGTAGAGCGTAAAAAAGAAAATGAAAACTTTGAAGGCAAGAACATCACACCCGAGAAAAAAGATACTAAAGATAAGTGATTTAACTTACAATAAACATTATACAAAGTATGATGTAAAATTAGATCAAGGTGTGGATAAGATAACTGATATTATGGAACAACCAATTGAAGTATTTAAACATAAGATTAGTAAAACTCCAAGAATGGGTGTAGGTGGTAAACCATATAAAGAAAAATTATATAGTGTTCATGTTGGTAGTCAAAGAGTCACAAGAGCTATTCAATTAGGTTATACACATATAGAGGCAGTAGTGTATGAATAATTTTGATATACCTTATGAGAGTTTTATAGGTGGCTGGTTTATACCAGATAAAGTTTGTGATAAAGTAATAGATTATTTTGAATCATCTAAAGATCATTTTAAAGGTACAGTTAGTGGTAAAGAATATAAAAAAGATTTGTTAGATGATATTAGAATTAATATTACGAAAGAACAACTATTTGAAAACTTATCTGATTATGGTGTAGCATTACAAGATTGTTTAGATGAATATAAAAAAAGATATGAGCATTGTGATACAGTAAACGCATATAGTTTACAAAATGGGATTAACATACAAAAATATTTACCAGGTGGTGGATACAAGGTTTGGCATTTTGAAGAAATGGGTGATGAACAAAAAAGACATTTAGTTTATATGACTTTTTTAAATGATGTAGATGATGGTGGTACAGAATTTAAATATCAAAACTTAACTATACCAGCGAAGAAAGGTTTAACTCTTATATGGCCAGCACCTTGGACACATACTCATAGAGGACAAGTTAGTAATACTAAAACAAAATATATAATAACTGGATGGTACAATTTTAATGAGTAATAACGATGCATATTTAGGAAATCCTAATCTAAAGAAAGTAAACACACCTGTTGAGTTTACAAAAGATGAAATATTAGAATATCAAAAGTGTGAGGGTAATCCATTATACTTTATGGAAAATTATGTTCGTATTGTATCTTTAGATGAAGGTCTAGTGCCTTTTAAAATGTATCCTTTTCAAAAAAAGATAGTAGAAACAATACACGATAATAGATTTACAATTTGTAAATTACCTAGACAGTCAGGTAAATCAACAACAACAATTTCATATCTATTACATTATGCGTTGTTTAACCCTAACTCAAACATAGCAATACTTGCTAATAAATCATCTACGGCAAGAGATATACTAGGAAGATTACAACTCGCATATGAAAACTTACCTAAATGGTTACAACAAGGTATCATAAATTGGAACAAAGGTAATATAGAATTAGAAAATAAATCAACGATAGTCGCAGCGGCAACTTCATCATCAGCCATTCGAGGTGGCTCTTACAATATAATATTCCTTGATGAGTTTGCTTTCGTACCAGCAAATATATCTGATATGTTTTTTAGTTCAGTATATCCTACAATTTCTTCTGGTACAAAAACGAAATTAATTATCGTATCTACACCACATGGTATGAATCAGTTTTATAAGATATGGACAGATGCAACTAATAAGAAAAATGATTATGTTCCAGTTGAAGTACATTGGTCAGAGGTACCAGGTAGAGATCAAAAGTGGAAAGAAGATACAATAAGAAACACAAGTGAAGAACAGTTTTCACAAGAGTTTGAGTGTGAGTTTTTAGGTAGTGTTGATACTCTAATCTCACCAGCAAAAATTAAGAACACAGTTTATATAGACCCATTACAATCTAAAGGTGGATTGCGTATGTTTAAGAGACCAGATAAAGATAGACTTTATGTTTGTACAGTTGATGTAGCTAGAGGAACAAACAAAGATTACTCTGCGTTTATAATATTTGATGTTACAAAAATAGGTGACAATATAAACTATGAGGTAGTGGCAACATATAAAAACAATGAGGTTAAACCATTTGTCTTTCCTAATATTGTGGCGCAAACTTGTAAGGCATATAATGAAGCACATATATTAGTTGAGGTTAATGATTTAGGTCAAGCCGTATCAGAGGCGATGCACTATGAGTTAGAATATCCTAATATATTGATGACTACTCAAAAGGGTAGGGCAGGTCAAATACTTGGAGCGATGTTTTCAGGTAGGGGTACATCACTAGGGATAAGAATGACAAAACAGATAAAAAAGGTCGGTTGTGCGAATTTTAAGACGCTTATGGAGGGTGATAAACTATTAATCAATGACTTTAACATAATTGAGGAAATGTCAACATTTTCTCGTAGAGGTAATAGTTGGCAGGCTGAAGAAGGCTGTAATGATGATTTAGTTATGTGTCTAGTTATGTTTGGGTGGTTATCAAATCAACCTTATTTTAAAGAGTTATCTGACTCAAACATAAGAAGTCAGATGTACATGGAACAAGAAAAACTAATAGAACAAGACATGGCACCTTTTGGATTTGTAGATGATGGTATAAACAGCGATCCTCAAAATGAAGAAACAATAGATGAATATGGTACCAGATGGTTTCCTGTCACAAGAAAGGGTCAATAATCTTAGGTTTTGGGTTATTATAAATATCTACAATGATAAAAAGTTTGACTATGGGCGTAAGAAAACTTACGAATTTTGAATTAAAAAATAAATTAGCTAATTAAAGAGGAGAATATACCAATGGCATTTCAAGTATCACCTGGTGTTCTCGTACAAGAAAGAGACTTAACTAATATAATCCCAGCAGTATCAACTAGTATTGGTGCAGTTGCGGGTCAATTTGGTAAAGGTCCTGTTGATGAGATTGTTTCAATCTCTAGTGAGCAAGAATTAGTAGATACGTTTGGAAAACCTACTTCAACTAACTTTGAGTATTTTTTCACAGCGGCTAACTTCTTACAATATAGTAATGCTTTGAGAGTAGTACGAGCCCAAAATACGTCATTAGCAAATGCGTCAACGAGTGGATCAAGCACGTTGATTAAAAATACTGATGACTACCAAAACAATTATTCTACTGGTCAAGGTATCGTAGGTAATTTTGCTGCTAGAACTGCTGGAACACATGGAAATAGTTTATTAGTATCTATTTGTCCAAGTGCGACAGCTTTTGAATCAATATCTTCAGCTAAAGTAGCTTCAACTTCAACAACAAACGCAGTAGGTAATACTACTATAGCGGTTGATGATGGAAGCCAATTTAGTGTAGGCGATATTATTCAATTTTCTACAACGGCAGATACAGACGATTATGATGACGGAGACTTTTACAGAGTAACAGCTTCTGGCGCAAGAGAAACTTTGACAATTGTTCAGCACCCTAGAGGATCTGGAGGATTAAAAAGAATAATTTTAGACAATAGTAAAATAAAAAGAAGATGGAGATATTACGATTCAGTTGATAGAGCACCTGGAACTTCAGCGTTTGCATCTGCAAGAGGCGGATCAAATGATGAACTACACATAGTTGTTGTTGACGAAGATGGCGTAATCTCTGGCGAACCTGGAAGAGTATTAGAATCTTTTTCTAGTCTTTCAAAAGCGTCAGATGCAAAAACTCCACAAGGAGACATAAACTACTATCCAGAAGTAATCTACAATAAATCACAATTCATTTATTGGATGGATCACTTAACTACTGGTTCTAATTGGGGTAGCGCAGCAAGTGGAGTAACTTTCACAGCTGTAAATACTAACACTTTAGAATCACTATCTGGTGGTAACAATGGATCTACTGTGACAGACGCACAACTAAAAACAGCA